TGTTACTGTTTTTGAGGTATCAATTTTAACTTCATCCATAACTTATATTATAACATCCTAAAGGTTTTAACCCCTACAGAACCTCCATGTAGAATCTGATCATGTTGTCACGAACAGTATTTCTATTTACCCACAAACTACCATTGTATTCCAAAACCTCTCCAGAAGATGGGGAATTGATGCTCACATCATGCATCCATTCAAGGTGATTGTTGCCTGGAACAATTCTAATTGCAATCTGACCAGTAGAAGCATGGCGAACGGTGATGAAAGCAACAGCGAGGTCATGCTGTGGTCTTACATTCGTAAGTTTTCCATTAACAGTTGGGTGAGCAAAAAGTATGTCTCCAGCAGCCCAAGTTTCGTCACCAACTGCAAGAGGACTTGCCGTACTGCCTCTTGTGTCAAGACCAGTCAAGGTTCCAAAACTCATAACTTCGCCGTTAACGCCGTTTGAGATGTTGTTTACAACAATACCCATTGCACGAAGTTCCGAGTTTTGTGTTCCTGTCGTCTCAAATGGTGCAACATCTATTCTTCCGCTAGGTTCTGCACCGACAGCACCGACCAGAGTTCCCTTGAGTAAAGTTGAGCCAGTATTGTTTCTCACAAGATAGACATCTGGAATATTGCTGTTTACCCAGTTGGTTCCGTCATACATCAATCCTTGGAATTGAAGTGGAGATGTAATTACAACATCGCTCAGACCATCAAGATTTATAGAACCAGCAGTGCCGAACTCCACAATTGTGTTGGATCCGTTTTTGTAAAAAATCTTTCCATCGGCATAGTTCAGCCCCAGTTCACCATGTTCAAGAGAACCGGGAACTGCTGAGGTCGTACCTGAGTTTTTAATTTTAATGGTGTTAGCCATTGCTTCCTCCTATCAGAAGGTTCCGCCATCTACTGTATCAGACCAGTTTGGAACACCGGATACCATCTTGAGGAATTGACCTTCTGTCCCAACACCACGCTTGGAAAGCGTATTTGTTGCTGATGCGTAAATCAAATCACCGGTTGTGTATGTGTTAAAACCAGTACCGCCATAAGCTGAACCAATCGTTGTTCCGTTCCATACACCAGTCGCAATGGTGCCAACAGAAGTCAAACTTGAGTTCAGGATTCCTGAACCCAAAGTGGTATTTGAAAGAACCGAAGTTCCACCAATTTCAAAGACTTTTCCGGCAAGGAGGTTAAAATCTTCTGATGAGGTCCATGCGTCTGTTGCATCAACCCAGTTAAGAGTCTTGTCTGTTGCACCCTTGAGTGTAATACCAGCACCATCTGCTGTTGTGTCAGTTGGGCTTGCGACATTGGCAAGAACAATATTCTTGTCTTCAACAACGAGTGTTGATGTATTAAGAGTAGTTGTATTTCCCTGAACAGTGAAGTCTCCAGTTACAACGAGGTCATTGCTGATTGTCACATTAGCTGGAAGACTAATTGTTACCGCTCCAACGCCTGAGTTGGAAACTGCGATTTGATTTGCAGTACCAGTAAGTCCAGTGACAAGATTTGTAGCCCTATCGCTAACTTGAGAGGCAGTGATTGAGATTGTTGCGTTAGCAGCAGCTGTTAGGCGACCATCAGCCTGAACAGTGAATGTAGCAACAGTATTTGCGGAACCATAGGATCCTGTTGTTACTGTTGTATTTCCAAGTGTTACACCAGAGATTGCGTTATCAACATAAAGCTTAGTTACAGCATGAGCATTTGCTGTTGGGGTTGGAACAAGAACAAGACCACTAAATGTCTTATTACCCGTTACTGTCTGAACTCCCGACAATGTGATGTATGCACCAGCACCACCAATTGCCTCAACGGTAGTTGCGGTTCCGCCTGCACCACCTGTTCCTTTACCGTAGTAAAGGACATCATCTACTTCGTTATATGCAAGTTCTGCATTTTCAAGCGACCCCGGAGCACCAGCGTTACCTGATGCCCTTCTTTTAATTCTAATTGTATTAGCCATTTTAGTAATTACCTCCATCTAGTAATGTATTTGCTATTGAGTGGATATGATCCGCTCTACTTACTGCAGAGCTGGTGCCTGCTGACCCAGTTCTTGCTATATCTTGTGGAATACTGCTAGAAAGACTCAATGACGCTGCATTAATTGTAGCAGAAACATTTTGTAGTATAGTCACATCCTCAGTTTGCAGATTAACCGTTGTTACATCTGAGTTACTAACTGTTACTTGAGTAATATCAGATTGAAAAATCTGAACTGTCGTTATTTCAGCTGGCACGAGTAACATCCCCTTGCACAATCGCCTTACCAGCGAGCAAGGTGGTTACGATTGTACCGTTTGTTTGTTGGATGTCATAATAATAAGTTCCAGAGGTGATTGTCGCTGTTGTATTGGCAGCTAGTGAGAACTGAACAACCCCATTTGCTCCATCAGTTATCTGAGAAGTAAACGAAACAATATTGTCCGTTGAAGTACGACCCAGCTTGATTTGACCAGAGTAGCTATGTGAGCTGATATTGATAACAGCGTTTGCACTATTCCTTAGACGAAGCTCATGAACATATGTATCACCAGCATATAAAACGATATCTCTTGTGCCAGCCATATATTAGATTTTAGACGATATTACGCTTGCTATCAACAAACGCAGTCTTCACAGCCACATGTGCATTGATCAGTGCATTCACAACCGCAGGTGCAACTTTTTGATCTTGATTTTTCTAATTCACTCATCATGCACCGGGCTTTGGCAATGCACGCCATGCTGCTTCAAACTTTGCAGCATCTTTAGCCATTTCTGGAGAAAGTTCTATGTGCAACCAAAAACCGCCGAATGAACCAGCATTATCGGATTCACTAAAAATCTTAACCCCTTGCAAATTTTCGCCTCTTGAGCAGCGGAAACCTCTTCCATAGCCTTTGTTTTTGTCTTTAGGATTTGCATCAAATGCATAATCGTGAATTTCTTCAATACCAAGTTCTTTGGTGTACTTGATAAACCAGTCCCACATGGCAACCCCAACCTTACGGTCTTTGTAGCCAATGTCGCATGCTGCACCAGTAGCGTGAACACTCAGGTACTTTTCCATTCCGGGATCACCAATTTTCTTGCCTTCGGTGTGAGAATTTCTCATCAATCTTGGAGAATAAATCCCCATATTGGAAGTTTTCCATCTGGCTGCACAGAGAGCAACGAGCTTTTCCGTACCCGGCTGTGCGCCTTTACCATCAAAACTAGGATAGTACGAATACTTGCGAGCCATTATTTGGTCTTTCCAAATGCTTTATCGTTTGGATTCAGGTAACGCAAAACCACTGGGAGGGCTGCAGCCCAGAGAGCGTTGGCTGTCAATTTGATGTCACTGGTTGCAACATATGTTGCAACACCGGCACCGAGTACGCTTCTTGCGTATGAGGCAAGCATTGCCTTGTTTTGTTCTGTAATTTTGATCATATAATCTCCTTCGTGACATTAAATCACTATACTGACATTATACCTTACTCGTTATTTTGAGGCTTAGTTTTTACTCCGCCAAAGACAGCGGATATTTCTTGATCATCAAGCTTGCCATCATCAAGGAAAGCACTAGCTAGACCCTCAACAACTTTAGCAACTCCGCCAATTCCAGCCATAAAGATGGCTTGAGGGAGATTAACTCCAGCGATAGCTCCAGCTCCAATCACTCCAAGACCAGATGCTCCGAATACAGCAAGTATTCTTAATAAAATATTATTAACTTTAGACATTAATCTTCCTTTTTAATTAAAACTCCAAACATGTGAACAGTAAAGGCAGCAATAGTTAGCCATAGTCCGTAAGTTTGTGTTTTGCCGGATAATGTAATTAGAACAATTACACCTCCAGATAGTGTCCATGCCAAAGCATGGAGTTCTTTTAATATTTTTTTAAACATTATTTTCTCCTTGATCGGCTATTACCCCGATCTGTGTTACCAGAACCACCGCTTCCCGATGGTCCCCCAGCTCCTCCACCCGATGGTGCAGAACTGCCTCCAGAGGGCATGGGAGCCGTTGTAATCGTTGTTAAAGCTGTTGTTACAGCAATAAGTGCTCTTCTCGCTTTTACATCTATTCCAGAACCTGTAGGAACATAATCATCAAGACCTTCTCCGAAGATGTCAATCTCTCCCTCAAAGGCTTCTTTAATTTCAGTTGGGGCATCGGTAAGTGTTTCAACAAGAGCAGCTTCTTCTGCTAGAGTAAGGTTCTCAACAGCAATTTCTTGGAAGATCTCTGTAGCCTGATCTGCATCAATACTTTCCAAAACCTTTGCACTTGTAGCAAGGTCGGTTGCCTGATCTTCTGTAACACCAAGTTCCAAAACACTGTCAACAGCTTGAGAGACTTGCTCCTCAGAAACAGAGTCTGACTCCAAGACTCCAACAACCGCTTCAAATTGCTCATCTGACAACGGCGTATCCAATACAGAATCAATAACTGATGCAAATTTCTCATCCGAGATTGGTTCATCAAAAATAGAATCAAGAGCAGCAGAAAATTGCTCTTCAGATAACTGCTCAGAAAAGACTGCATCAACAGCAGCTTCAAACTGGTCTGCGCTTAATTTAGATGTATCGTCAAAGACCGCTTCAACTGCAGCAGAGAAGTTTTCATCAGACAATGGCTCGGAGAACACAGAGTCAATAACTGTAGAGAATTGAGAATCGGTTAAATCTTGGTCAAGAAGTGAGTTAACCACTCCTGTAAGTTCCTCTGGGTTCCCAGCATCTGCCACTAAGTCGTCAACGGCATTTGCAAGGTTTGCATTTGATATAGGTGCATTAAAAATATCATCAACCGTTGCATCTATAGTCTCTTGAACCTCTTGGGGAACTTCAATTGTTGGCGTTGGGTCTTCACGAATTTCAACAGGTGTTGTATCAATCACTGGAGTTTCAACTGGCTCAAATATTGTTTCAATTATATTTGTAGTCGTTGGTGAGATTGTAGTGACAGTTTCTAACTCAGGAATTGAAACAGTGGTGTTTTCTGTTGGAATCGTCTCAACAGGAAGAGGGGCAACCTCTGGTTCGGTAGTTGTCGTAGTGCTAGTTGTAGTAGTTGTGCTGGTAGTTGTTGTGGTGCTAGTGGTTGTCGTAGTCGTAGTTGGAGTTGCTCTAACAGTGAATGTCTCAATTGCTGATGAATAAACACCGAGTGTGTCATTATCGGCTCTTACCCTAAATTGATACTCTGTATCATTTTCAAGGTTATAAACTGTAGCCCATGTGTTAATTGAACTAATAGCACGAGATGTTTGCCAGTTGTCATCAGTGAAAAAAATTGCATATCTCTCTACAGGGGCATAACCCTCTCCACCTTCTGGTGCATCCCATGTAAGGGCAACCCGACCTTCATAGGCATAAGCTTGAAGATTAGTTGGGGTTCTCATCTCCAATGGAGGCAAAGTGGTGGTTGTAGTAGTGGTTGAACTAGTCGTTGTAGTTGTTGAACTTGAAGTGGTAGTTGATGGAACATCTGTTGGTACAAAATCAGTCTCTATTCTGTAAGAACTTCCATACCATCTATTGGGATCGCCACAGCAAACACTTGTGCGAAGACGATATGTTCCACTTTCTTGGACATTGTAAGAAATATAAGAATCAAGACCAAATTGAGAGTCATCATTTGCGACAAGAAGAGTATTATTACTACTGTATAGCCATAACTGACTATCGATTCCATATTGCCATGCGTATGTTCTGACAGTAAAAGTTGTTCCTGATTCTAATTCAAAATAAAAATCGTTAGCACCCTCTGTGGTGAAAGGTCCAGCTTTTACAGGGCTTGAAAAAAAAGAAAGAATAAGTATTGGAACTAATATCCATGCGCTTTTTCTAAATCTTAATGTCTTCACACAACAATTGTATATTAGGTGAAGTTAAGTTGCGTACTCAACTCCACTAATCGACAAAGTTATACTTGCAGATGCTTGAGAAAGATAAAGATTAGAATTAGCAGGAAGAACAACGATTCCGTTATAAGCGACTGTTTCATTTGGTGCAACAGTGAATGATTTGAGAATTGCATTATTATTCGATGCTGCTGAGACACCTGACACAAGTAAATGCAAATCACATGTAGCTGCGCTTGATGTGACATTGCACAAATTAATATTTTTAACAATAGAATAGCTTCCGGCATTATTGGATATAGTAACCACATTCGCTGCGGTAGCTGCCCCAATATACAAAAGCTTCGGTGTTAAGTTTGCCATTTAAATCCCCATCCACTGCATAATGGCAGTGTCATATGTGTATGTATTCATGCTTTGAATCGTATTTGAATCAAGAACATGATCAACAACAGCTCCGATTAAGTGGTTCTGTGGTGTAGTACCATCATACCCTCTAGAACTTATATATAGAACATCTCCTACACGAGAAGAAACGAGCATCTTTTCTTCCGCTGCTTCACCACGACTTACAACGATTGCAAAAGGATTATTTGCACCAGTTGGGAAGGAAGACCCAGAGTTGATATTGAAGAAGGATGCTGCACTTGAAGTATTACTAGTCAAAGTTGCGCTCTGAACAGATCCAGAAAACTCTCTTCTCTCCATTTAAACCTCTTTAGTCAAGGCTGATATCAAGATCGCCTGTTGCGATTCTCAATGTATCGCCTGCGTCAAGACTCTTACTTGTTGAGAGAGTACCCCAAACAAGCAAGTTGCCGGATGTCAATGCATCATGAATACCGATTGCAACAACAGTTGACGCTGGCATATTAACAAAGTCAATATTAGCAGTGTTCTGTGTCGCACCGCTTGCTGCAGCATCAAAAGCAGCAGTCTGACGAGCATAGGAACCGCCAGTTACTTCTGTTCCACCACCCGCATCATTTGGAGCAGCTGTGTAAAGAGCTACATAAACAGCACTTGGCTTGGTGTATGTTGTTGTCCCCAAGATGTGATCAAGAACTTTGTTCTCTAAGTAATTGCTAAGATTGCCTGCCATAATTAATTCTCCTTGGAAGCCAAATACTCTTCAAGTTCAAGTGCATCTGGGGTTCTAAAATTTTCAAGAGTAAGAAGGAAATCCGCTTGCTCCTGTGTAACTTCTTGAATATTATCTTCTCTTGTGAAAAGAAGACCGTTTCCGCTATAAGCAGCTCCACATTCAAAAATAACAACAACACAGCAATCACCATTAACGGCTGCTGCTTCTTTTTCAATCGTGCTAACTTCTTTTGGCTTTGCAGCAGCTTTTTTTGCTGGTGCTTTCTTTGCCGGGGTTTTTTCTGCATCATTAACAGATGCTGAAGTAACAATATTTTCACTCATAACAAATATCTTACCATACTTAACTATAAAATGCGAAAAGGAGGGGATATTTCACCCCTCCCAATCACAAATTTTTAATTACTAATTACAGTGTACGAAGCTTAACATTCTTACCGATTACATACGAATCAGCATTTTCAATGTTACTTGCTACTCTCATGAACTGAGTGTACTCAATGGTGTCTGTCTTTGGCTTGAACTGACGATACACGGTGATGTCACGGTGGATACCGATAACACGGTTGTTCGGGAATGTGAGTTCCACGAAACCATGTGAACCGCTTGTACCTGAGTAGTCACCTGCAGCCGTTTCTGGCATCAAAGGGACTTCAAGCAATGGAATACCGAATGGTGAGATTCCGGTTGAACCCGGACCGCCATTTGCACGCATTGCGCCTTGCAAGAAAGCCACATCGCCGACCAATGAGCCGGGTGATGGTGCGCCTGCAGTTGCTGCTGTTGCAGAGTTTGGATTACCAAGGCTGAAGATTGTGTCCTGAACAATTCCTGAACCAGAGAAGAACCTCAGCTCATTTCTGCGCTGAAGATACTTAGCTGGAAGGTTGCGAAGGATACGGTCATAAGTTGCACGAGAAACCTGATTACCGGCTTCATCGACTGTACGACCATTTGTTCTTGCAAGCTTGATAAAACCGTCAAGAGCCTTGAGAAGACCGTTTGCCGATGATGTATTACCGTTGATAAAGAGATCATCAAGGTCGTTTGCAGTCTGGCGAGCCATCATCTGTGCGATGTGGTCCTCCAAAGAAGCTCCCTCAATGTTGTCTTCCAACGACTCAGTTGACAGTGCCCAGTCAAGACGAAGCTTGACAGTTGACAATGAAACCTTGCTGAAGGTGACGGCTGCATTTGCACCGTCATCTGTTGCCTCGGTTGCCTTTGAAAGCAAACGAGTACCTACAGAAACCTTATCGATTTCCATTTGTGGTGTACGCATACGAACGACTCTTGCGTTCTGCATAAGTACAGACTGATCAATAACAAAATCGAGGAAGCGATTTGACTGAGCTGGTTTCATTAAACCACCTGAATCATTACCCACAACCCCAGTTGTTACTTCATTGACCTTTGATAGAATTTCTTCTTGTGATGCCATATCTTTATTTCCTCCTATTATGACTTATAGCCCAAGGAGTTGATTAAACCTTGTGGCAAATATGTATTGTCCCAAATTGATGATGGAGCAGACTTAGTAAGTTCTTCGCCCTCTTCGTCATCTTCTGGGTCAACGCTTTTCTTGATAGCTCCGGACTTAGCGAAGGCTTGAACCTTCTCTTCTTGTTCCGACAGAGATTGCTCTGTTGCTTCTAATTTTTCTTGAAGTTCAGTTGCTTGAACTTCAAATCCCTTGGTGATGGTGTCGATTTTTTCTTGAACCGAAGCTTCAACCTCTTCTTTAATTGAAGTAGCGAAGGCAGCCAGTTTTTCGTCAACCACAGCACTAAGAGCATCTTTAAGGATTTCTAGATCCATAATTTCCTCCTGTGTGTTTTCAGTTACTTCAATTTCAATTGAAGCATTTTCTTGTACACCGGGAACAAGCCAATTTACCATACGCTTAAGTAGCGATAATCTTGATTCCTGTTCATTCATGTTTAAGACCTTATCATAATTTGCATCATTTTGCAATTCACTCTCTTGCATTTTAATTGAATCTGCGTCTATATCAGATTTATTAGAAATTTCAAGCATATGTGTAAGCATTGCGTTCATTGATTCAGTTGCGTATTCTTCAGATGAATCATCTTCGAATTTATTTGTCATAGAAGACTCCTTTTTCTTTTTCTTAGGCTTTCCGGGGAATGGACCTTGATAACTACCTTGAGTAGGATTTTTGATACCAGATCCCATTGAACCTGTTGTGACTTCTCCCTCTTTCTTCATACCTTTTTCTTTAGTATTCTGATAGCGCTCAAGAAGTCTGCGACCTTTTGCAGCAAGCTGTGCTGCATCTTGTGCGTTCTGTGGAACTGGTTCCCCCCAAGCTGCTGCTGAAAGCGCAAGCCTTGTTGGTCTACCTTTTGAGTCCTTCATTGGACCCGATGGGTTTGTGAAGAATCGTGTGAGAAAAGAGCCTTTTCTACGCATCTTTTCAGGGGTGTCTGCTGGACCCTTAACTCCGGGCTTGAGGTTTGCACCTTCTGTTTCTTTGAAGTGTCTACGACCTGCTGCTGTAAGACCACCCTTGGGGTCTTTGAGAGGAGAGGCTTTGTCAAGAACATAATCAAGACCGCCATCATCACTTCTCTTGATAATATCAACAGTTGCCAAAGCATTAGCTGGATTATCAACAACACTCAATTCACCAAGAACATACTTTTCAATAACATTTACAGGTCTTCCTCGGAACATCTTTTCTGCTGATTCACTCTTTTGAAGAATCTTCCCGCCAATAGAGAAAGCCTGAAGAGTGCCATCAAGAATCTTTTCCCAAGTATCCTGTGCACCCTTTGAGATATAAGCATCTACACGAATAGCATTGTACTCTTCGCCATCTTCGCCTTTAATTTTGATTGGCTCAAAATTGACAGCCTTGCCAACAGCAATAGGGGAGTGCATCTCACGGATGTTCCCTCCCCAATTTTTAAATGCTTCAAGAGATGCAGAAAAGTCAACAATATCACCAGATTTGTCAACATTATCAGCAGTAGCGATACCACTAATAATTCTTTGCTCTTTCTTGATCATTTCAATCGGGAAAGATAAATTAAAGTTTTCCATAATTACCTCGTAATTTTAAATTAT